TGTGACCTTTCTGGGCACCGCTGCAGTTTGCGATGGGTACCCACTTGCCCGTCTCCTCCGCGACAAAACCTCCATTTTCGTCTCTGGCGATACGACGAATTGCGCCGGCAGTGCTGATCGCTACCTTTGCGCTTGCCACGCCCAGAATTTGATCCCACACCTGCTTCAGATATTCAGTGCGGGACTCGACCAGGAACTTTTCCAAGCGCTTATGGCGATCAAAGTCATCGGCAGTTGCCCGCAGCTGGTTCAACTGTTGAACAAGTTGCTCAAGCCGACTGCCTACACCGGCCAGCTCCACGGACAAAGTTCGTAGGTTACCAGATAGTTCCACCTGCTGTGGGGCCAGCTTTGCGATCTCCTCGGCGAAGCATTCGCGCTGTCGCTCTACGTCCTGTAGTTGTTCCTTCAGAGTGTCCAGTGTGCCTGGCATACATCGGGCCTGTACCTCTCTGCCGCGCACCACTGTGTCTTCCAACTTGGCGCGAAGCTCGTCAACACGCTTGCTGAGTTTGGAGCGATCGCGAGCAAGCTGTTCAGCACCGGCAATCCGGGCCTCCAACTCTGCAGCGGTCCGCTCCATCTGCTCGGCTTGTGCGATGGCGTCAGCAGGGTTGCCGATCACTGTTTGAGATGAGTCCAGAACACCGTACTCGTGCAGGGCTTCCTCGTGTGCCAACAGCTTGGTGCCTTTCAAGTGATGGCTGTACTTGCGCTCCATCGACTGCAGGCGATCAACTTCTTTCTCAGTTTCAGCCCGAACTGCTTCAGCTTCCTGCAGCTGGATCAGGGCCAAGTCGATCCGCCCCTGAATCTCTGCAGGGTTGTGGTCCTCGAAAGGTCGGTCACAGGCGCTGCATACGCCATCTTTCAGCTCCTGCTTCAGCTTGGCGATGAGTTTCTGCAGGGTTCGCACCTCCTGGTACGCATCTGCATCAGCAGCCAGCGCCGCCTTGATCTGTTCTTCTGGTGGAACTTTGCCGGCCAGAACCTCTTCCTCGTCAGCCGCTTCGCGCAGCTTGGGCAGAGATGCCTCCAACTCGGCTTTGCGGTCGAGGGAGTTCTGCCACTGCTGGGCAAACTTGCGGGACTCCTTGGCGCCTTTTCGCATGGCCTCGACATCCGATTCGTCTTGACCAAGGTCCGGCACCTCAGGTAGCGCCGCTAAGTCTTCTTCTGCCGATTCGAGCGCAGTTTGATACTCCCGGCCTTGGAACCTCAGGTTCTCAAGCTCTCGGCGCTCCCGTTCGAGACCAGCGATGCGTTCCCGCAGTGAAACTTCTGCAGCCTTCAGCTGGTCGTCGTCAGTTCGGTAGGTGGCGATGGTGCGAGAGAGTGCATCCAGTTCCTCCTCGGTTTTGGCGATTTTTCCTTCCAGCTCGGCCCGATGGATTTCGAGGGGGACTATCTTCGCTTTGATCTCTTCAGGGTCAGAGGACGCCATACTGGCCTTCAGAACGCCCATCTGCTGACGAACGGCAACCAACACACTGTCGATTACCTCTGCACCAGAAAACGCCTCTACGCGCTTCTGGAGGGCCGTAGCGCCGAATGTCAGAACACCAGCTGTCTCGCCCTGCATCGACAGGATGAAGAGGGCGAAGTCTTTGAAGGCCAGGCCCAGCAGCTCCTCGATGAACTTGGTGCAGGTGGTGTTGCCGGAGGCCACGATGTTGCCGTCCAGCTCGACCGCGCCGTTCCTAAGGTCTCTGGTAATAGTGTAGACATCCTGATCGTGCTCGATCACCATCTTGATCTTGAAGTTCTTTTGGCCCCATGTCGGTATGTCATCTTTCTTGCCGGGGATTGCGGTGAGGCCATACAGGCCAGTCACAACGGCATGGAGGAGGGTGGTCTTGCCGGCCCAGTTGTCACCGATAATGGTGTTGAGTCCGTCGGTGAAGTCGGCGCGGAAGTCGCGCAGCTTCTTGAAATTCTGTACTTCAATGCTGATGAGTTTCATGGTCTGGTCCTTTGGTCAGTCTTTGTCTGGCATTGCATACGATTTGGTCACCGTCACTCTGCCGTACACCCGTTCGCCAAAAGCGTCTACCGGGGGCAGGGTTGGCGACAGCGTGAACTTCCTCAAAAACACTGCGAGAGGTCTGGCCCACACATTGCCGTCCACGTCCCGGTACACCACCTCGGTCTCCCAAGACTCTGCCTTTTCGTTGGCTACGCAGACGATCTCGTACAGTCTCCCGCTGTGGTGCTGCCAGATTTCGTTTCTGATTGGGGTTTGCATCACTGCACCTCCGCCCGGTAGTAGCTCCAAAGTTCTCCAATGTCAGACCCAGAAAGGTCAGCGCTTATCTGCGCCTCAAGATCGTGAATCTTGCCTCCCTCGCTGGCCTCTGACACCAGAATGTCAGTGGTGTAGCCAACTCGGTTGCGTACCATCAACCTGCCCATGGCATCGAACCAGCGGGTCACATACTCTGCCAGCTCAGGGCCATATTCAGGGGCGATAGTGCCGACCAGATCAACGAACTCACTGTGGATGTTTGGCGTTGGCCACTCTGCAGGTTCGCCTGAGATTTCGATCTCGGCGTAGCCCATGTGGGCGTCCCAGATCAGGTGTTTCTCCAGCTTGCCGTGGGCATAGGTCCACAGATACTTATCGCTGATGTCGCCCATGCTTGTGGGGTAAGTGTTGCCAAGGTTCACGAACCGGCCACCCAAGTGGGTTGAGTGGGCATGTTCGTGTCCGTTCAGAATGTACTCATACCCGGCATCCAACAACTGTTGCGCCTGCTCACGGGTGATGTTCAGACTTGCGTCGTCGTGTGTGGCACGTTCGCTGTCAAAGTTGCAGTGGGTAATGACCAGTCCGCCTATCGGGTTGTTGAGCGCAGCCTGGATAGCTTCGTCGAACAGCTGCTGCGTGGCGTGGTGCGGGATCAAGGTGATGTTGGTGCCGCACTTGGCAGCGCCTTGCTCGATGCGAACGCCGCCTATCGGCGGGATCACAACCGTGCCGTCACACCCGCTCAACTCGTCCAGCAGCTGTACCGTGCTGACCTTGTTGGCCCGGTTTGGCAGGTCGTGATTGCCGGCGAGGATCACATCGCATTTGCGCATAACCTGCAGTCCTTGCAGGATTGCCGCTTCGTCGTTGGTGTCCTTGTCGAACAGGTCGCCAGCGATTACTTTGGTCACTTCAGGCCCGTTGTAGGTGCTCAAGTTGTTGTCGAGCTGCTTGAACAACGTCTGTTTCAGGTGCTGTCTGCTGGCCACGGTGGTGTTTGCACCTCGGTTGGTACCGAGGTGCGGGTCACTCATTATGACGATCATGGTCTGGTCCTTTGGTCTTTTGGTTAGGGGCCAGAGGCTCCTCAATTTTCACTGTACTTGCATGATCAGGCTAAGCGGGTTGTCTTCGATCTCACGCAAGGCGTCATCTCGTGTGCGATACACAGTTGGAAGTTTGCAGAAGTCCAAACTGCCGCCATCTTTCGGGTACACAATTGTGACTCCGAATCCCGTGCCGACGACATCGACCAGAAAAACGACATCCATCTTATCGGCCAATCGAATCGAGCGGCAGAAATCAAAATTCGGGGTACTACTCACTTGCATTCCTCCTGAATGGCTCAAACTCAGCGAACTCCTTGTCAAGCTCTGCCAGGTCTATCACACCTTGGGTACTTACCACCTGAATGCAGGTGCCAGACCCTCTACGGTGGGGGAACCAGTAGGCGTCACAATGGCAAAGTGTCAGCTTGTGTTCTTTGCGTAATCTGTAGCTGTCAACGGAGTATTCCCCGCCACAGCTACAGCGTTTTGGCACCTTGCAATCTGCGGGGTGCCGCTTAAATGTCTTCCGGCCCCTGCATTTTTTGCAACGGCACGGGTACATGTCAGATGTCCTCTCTCAGTCCGAGGGCGACCGGTTGCAGCGGGATGCCGTCATCGGACAGGGTAAAGAACTTAACCGTTGCAGTTTTTCCGACCACGTTAGGACCCTCACGCCACCAGCGATCTTTCTCATACATGTCGCCCGGCGCCGTGGCCTCAACCGGTTTGCCGTCCTGCGTAACCATCTGCCAGATGGCAACCTCCAACCAGCGGTCTTCAGCTGCCAAGTAGCGTGGACTGCCCTTGGTGACGCCGACGATTGTGAACTCAGCATCCTGGTAGTCTTTGAGCTTCAGCAGGTTGCGGCTGCGCTTATCATCTTCGTACCCGGCTGTACCGTGCCGCAGGATCGCACCTTCGTAACCAGCTGCAACGGCTTCCGCTTGAAGCTGTTGAGCTTCTGCGACACTGGTTATTTTTACAGTATTTAACAACCGTATGAATGATCCGTCAATATCTTCTGATGAAAGATAATCCTTCAGCATCTCAAGGCGGTGTTCATACGCCATGTCCTTCACGCAGTCGTAGACGTGGTACACCAGTTGCTTGGACTCTTCCCGATGTCGCTTCACCAGCGAGCCAATCTGCTGAAGTGGGACACCATGGCAGTAGAGTTCGCCATCAAGGTGCAGGGCGTAGCCAAGTTTGTTCTCCAGGGCCTCAAGCTGGTCCTTGATATGGGGCAGATTGATCTCTTTGCCTTGACGGCTGTAGAGCACTCCGTCCTTGTACATCGCCCGGTGGCCGTCCAGCTTGTACTGGCCGAAGCAGTGCTCCCAGTCTATGCTCTCAGGCTTCACCTTGCTCCACACAGTAGCCAGCATTGGTTTGGCCAGGCCCAGGGAGTTGGTGGCTTGGGCACCGGCTTCAGGCATTTCAGCGGTGTAGCCTTTGTCAATCTGTTTACGAATGCGGCTGGCCATTTCCAGCATTGCCTGTTCCCAAGGAGTCGTCTCGTTTGCCCGGCCAATGTTCTTGCCCTTCACTGGCACTCGACTACCTGTGGCCTTGCCGTCCAGGGTCTTGGCATGGCTGATTACCAGATATGCCTCGTCTCCACCTTCCGGCATTTCGACATTGATGCTCCAGTAGCCCACGCTGTTGGCATGTGGCTTGTAAAGGGTCGTTCTCTCGCTGGCATTTACCTGCGTGGTCATGGTCTGTGCGGTCATTTGGTCAGTATCTCTATCATTTTTTGGTCAAGTTCTTCCCATGGGAACTCAGCGATCAGCGCAATGGCCGGCAGGGGTTTTCCTTCTGCCCGGCACCATGCCAGTAGATCGCCGCCCCACACTTCAATCACGTTGCGAGGCTCCGAATAGAACCAGAACGTGTATTTTCCCCCGAGGCTCTGCCATTTTCTGGCGTAGGCACACTGCTGATCCCTCACCATCTGGAAGCAGCTTCGCAGCGAGTCGTGCTTCTCGCTGGCCTTAACTTCCACGAAGTGAACGTGCCCGAACGGCATACCTTTCACCATGAAGTCGGAGGGTTGAGCCCGGACGAACCGAGCTGCTTGGCGAGTATCGACAAACTCATGTACAAGCCCATCTGCCTCGAAGTGTTTCCTCAGTCGGTTCCAGAACTCACTCTGGAACCAATCGCCAATGTTGTTCTTTGCCATATGTCCTCCAAAGGAGCGGCATTAAGCCGCTCTGTTTGTAGTCCGCTCCCACAGGTGCAGACGCTGCTGGTTTTCTTCCCAAGCTGCGCGAGCGGCCTGTTCGATTACCTCGCGCTCCGGCAGTCGTCCCAGCTCTTTCACCTTGCCCCAGTCGGGGCCGATGGAGAACTCAGGCACCTGCGGCACCACATGCCCCGGAGGAGTGGCCTCGGACATCAGCTCGTTCATCTCGACGCAGTAGTCCCACACGTCATCAACGTGAACCCAGGACACTACCTCGTCGTAGATCGGAGCGAAGAACACCATCCGCAGGCGCTGAATCAGGCCACGCTGCCAGATGCCGGTCAGGACTTTCTTCAGCATGTCTGCAGCGGTTCCCTGGATTTCAAAGTTCGCACCCTGACGCTCCATGCGACTACGCTTGCCGGCTTCCTTGCTGAAGATGTCATCCGTCATGTGGCGGCGAGTACCGAACGCTGTCTGAGTGAAGCCGTATGTCCGGGCAAAGTCAGCTGAGCGTTCCTGCCAGATGCCGATGCCTGGGTAGGTGGCGTGGGCCGCTGACAGCAACTGTTCTGCTTCTTCGACTGGCACAGTCAGATTTCGGGACAGGGTTTCGGCGCCGGCACCGTATGACAGCCCGAAGTTTGTGCCCTTTGCCTTCTTGCCACGCACCTTGCTGTAGTCCTTGTGATTGGCGTGACCTTCGTCGTTGTAGGCTTCGATGAAGGTCTCGTAGTCCACGCCGATGATCCCTGATGCGGTCATACCGTGCAGGTCTTTCTCGTCCTCTGTGCGGTGGAAATACGTACCATGTTCTGTGCGGCTCACCCCGTACACTGACAGCAGGTTGGCATCCATCGTCTGGCAGGCCATGATGCGAAGCTCCTGGCCGGAGTAGTCGATAGGCACTGCTACGTAGTCAGGGTGGGGCGGCAGGAACAGGCTTCGCATACGAAGGCCGCTGTCTCGGCGTGTTTCTCCCTTGGATACCTGCAGGATGTTCGGGGCTCCACCGGCCGGGCGCCGGGTGACCGTGCCGCAGTTGCGCACCGACGGGTGGATGCGGCCGTCTGTCGGACGGACCCAGTTCGGGTACGGCTTGTGGTACAGGCCTAGTCTGGTCAACGCTGCCTTGGCTTCGAGGATCAGGTTCAGAACTTCTGCCTTCCACTCGTGCTCGCCTTCACAGTCGTTTGCCAAGGCCATCTTGATCACCTTGTCATCGGTGCCAGGCGAACCCTCAAGACCAAGGTTCATGCGCGAGGAGCCTGCCTGTGGTTTAGTACGCAGTCGAAGTGGTAGAGCCAGCTTGCAGTACAGCAATTCCTGCATCTGGTTGGGCGAGTTCAGCGACAGCTCGTCACCGTACTCCGAGATTTTCGGCGGGAAGAACTGGGCGCAGAACTCACACAATTTCTCGTAGGCTTCCCCTTCGCGCTTGTTCAGCAGTTTTGACGAGGCGCCCAGCAGTGTGACGAACTTCTGCTGCTGCGGCGTCAGCATCACAACTTCCTCGGTCTCGAAGTCAACGCTGTGCTTGGCCAGCCACTCAGACACTGCGGCCTGTGTAACTTTCTCCAGAGGCTCCATGCCCAGTGCGTTGGTGACGGTTTCAAACTGCTTCACAGTGGGTGCGAACACAGGCGGAATCTCGTCTCGGCCGTAAGGTACGTATGGCACTGCCGCCTGCAGCTTGGTCTCCCAACGCTGCAACGCTGCGTCTGTCTGCTGACGAATCCAGACAGCCTGTTCGGTGTCCATGTTTTTGCCAGCCTCAGCCTGCTTCTTGTACTTCGATCTGAGGAGCTTTTTCTGGATCGGCTTCTCTGCCTCGATCAATCCTTCAACGCCGCTGTAGTCCAAGCCTGGGCCGTCCTGGCAGTGATCTGACAAGATCGCCCGGATTTTCTCGATGGCCTCACGAGATACCCGCTCGTCGTCTTCACGGATACGGGACATCAACTCTGTATCCATGACCACACCTTCCATGAACGCCTGCATCAGCACGTTGGCCGTGTACAGCTCGTTTTCCTCATAGAAGTCGATGGTGCCTTCAAGCTGCAGAATCATGTGCATGAAGTCGAACAGGTACGCGGTGACCACGCCATCGTCCACGCCGTAGCTGAACACCTGCTCAGGTGTCAGTTCGGACATGTTGCTGACGCCGGCCGCTGCCAGGGTGTCCATGTAGCTGACTTGATCGTAGTTCAGGATCGACTTACTCAGGTACTTCAGGCCAGAGCGGCTGTTCTCGTCCACGTAGCTGGACATGATGTTGGTGTCGTACAGACCTTCCAGCTCGATACCGGCATTGGTCTTGGTCACCGTCATCTCAAACATGGCGTTGTGGGCAACGAGAGGTTTGTTCTCGTAGGCGAACATTACCAAGTCGATCAGGGTTTCGAGTGGTAGGTTGTGATCGCTCTTGTGACCTACGCTGACGTAGACAGAAGATTCCAAGTTCTGGCCGAATGTCAGGACGCCGCCCGTGATTTTCTGGCTGAGCACGTCCACGTAGTCAGGGTCGTTCAGTCGGTAGCACTCAAACTGCTGGTCATCCCAGGATTCATAGTCGAAGGCCACAAACGGGGATTTCAGAATTTCGTTCTTGATCGCTGCAATGAACCCTGGGTCGTATTCCTTCTGCGTGAGCAGGTATGCCACCGGCAGGAACGGTTCAAATACGCTGAACAGGTCCTGGCAGTTGACCGAGGCCAGTAGCTCCTGCACTTTTACCCGGTCGGCAACCCGGCGAGTCCACAGCATCTTCGGCAGTTTCTTGCCGGCCGGCTTCCAGCAGAGTTCAGGGTGCAATTTGGCAACCTGCCACTGACGGCGGAATTCGTCCCAGTTGTTGACCAACAGTTGTAACGACTTCAGGCCAGTCAACTCCGCTGCGGCCTTCACCGGCTCGATGTCCTTGGCTTCTACAGCGGCTTCGATCTCTTTCACGCCGTCATAACCAACAGCCTCTACCAGCTCGTCCCACTTGGCAGGGCCAAAGCCCGGTACACCTTTGTAACCGTCAGACGTGTCGCCCAGCATGGCTTTGCTGATCGAGATGCAGTTCTCTGCAGAGTTGAGCGGGAAGGTGTCTTTGTACCAGTCGTCGTCGGTGTAGCAGTCTTCTTTCAAGTTGACGATGGTGTCTTCGCTCACAAGGGCCAAGAGGTCGGCGTCCACGGTGCGAACCTGCTTGATACCTTTCAGGTTCTGGGTCAAGTACGCGATAACGTCGTCGGCTTCAACACCGTCCGCACCCACCTGCATGACGCCCAGGCGCTTGTACAGCTCGACCAGCAGCTTGTGCATACGCTCCATCTGCTCGTCTTCAATCTCGCAACGCTCCCGCTCGCCACGCTTCTGCTTGTATTCAGGCAGCAGGTTCTGGCGGTATTTGATGCCCATATCGTGGGCCACGATGATCTGTCGGGGAGCGTACTCGGCCAGCGCCGGCTCCAGATACCGTTCGATGAACTTGGCAAAGGTAAACTCTGCGGTGGGCACTACCTTGTCGCGGACGGCTGAGAAGATACCCTCCTGGTCGCCACCAGCATGGTAGATGTGTTTGTAGCAGGCTTTATGGTCGATGATCAGCCAGGATTCTGGCTTGTACAAGGGTTGCTTACGCATTGGTCGTTCCCTTTATGGATTGGTCTTTTGGTCAGTCGCAGCTGGAGCTGCTGGATGAACTTGAACTGCTGGAGGCGCAGGAACTTGAGTAACTTGAAGCTGTCGCTATATGAGTTATCTCCACACCCTCTAACCCATTGGCTAAAGCGTTACGATTAGTGTCAGTGGCTACTCTGGCTGGCCGGGCGGGCTGCTTGTACCGGGTCGCAGTGTGGCGAGGTTGGGCAGGTTTATTCGCTGCAGATTTGTAGGCTTCGAGTTCAGCGGATAGTATTTGCCCTCTGCGGGCAAACTTGTCTGCCTCAGCTCGGAACCACTTCAGGTCGGAAGTCAGTGTTTCGATCCTGCATCTGGCATCATGCAGCTTTCGTGTAGCGATAGTCGTTGCCACGCCGAGAACAGCGGTCGATACGAAGAATACAACCGCTGCAGCTGTACCTATGTCGATACCGGTATTCGGGTATGTCATTGGTCTGGTCCTTTGGTCTTTTGGTGGTGGCCCCGAGGAGAATCAAACTCCAGTCATCTCGGTTATGAGCCAAGCTGCTTTATCATAAGCTACAGGGCCTTGGCACCCTCGGCAGGACTCCAACCTGCAACCAACGGAGTAGAAATCCGATGCTCTTGCAATTGAGCTACGAGGGTAGAAGTAAGCGGGTCAACCTGCCGGTGTCTTAAACGCCCGGCACCAAATTGGATGGGAGTAACAGCAGATTGAACCACTTGGTGTGTTGGGTCGGTCTGTAAGCAGAACGCCCATTCCGACAACACTGACTAGATGTTAAGTAGAAAAAGTTTAAGTTCTTCCGACCCAACACACCAAGTGACTCAGAGCCGGGGGCCGAAGCCCCCGGTCTGCTCAAACTGCCAGAGTTACTTGGACAGCTTGAAGTTCCACGGGTAGAAACCGTTGGTGCCGGTCTTCACCTTCTTGCCGACAGATGCTTCGATCTCGAAAGCGTCGAAGCCACCGTACAGCTTGGCACCGCGAGCCATGACACCAGCGAAACGGCCTTGGCCAGACTTCGGGATGGACAGCATCACGGTTTCGCCTACCAGCTCCTGAGCTTGCTCAGAAGTCGGGTCTGCTTCGAGAATGGTGGCTACCACGTCAACGTATTTCTTGATGACGGGACGGTAGTTGTCTTCACCGGAGTCAGCAGCCCACTGTGCCAGCATAGCTTCCGCAGATGTGCCATCAGCCTTGGTCATGCCAGTGGCGTCGTAGGTCATGTAATGCTCAGCATCGTCATCTTCGGTTTCGGAGATGCGGTACCGGGCACGAGTGCTTTCAGCCTGGAAGATGAAGAACTTGCCGAGGTTGGATTCGTCGTCGCCCAGCATCTGGAAGAAGCCTTCACCAGGCAGGTTGATTACCGGGAAAGAGAACGCATCCAGTTCCAAGCCTTCAAAGCCCTGTTCAGCAGCGACTTTGGTGAAGTTGGAGCCACCCAGCATCGGCGCCGCTGCGGCAGGGCGAGCTGCTACTGCGGTGTTTGCCTGAACGGCCGGGGCTTTCACTTCGCTCTCAACCTTTTCCACTGCCTCGGCTTCAACGCGCTCTTCAGCGATGGCGTCAACGCCCGCAGCGGAGACTTCCTGAACGGTTTCCTGTGCAACTTCCTGAGTGGCTACAGTTTCAACTTCATTTGCGGTTACGGTCGGTTTTGCAAGTGCCATGATATTCACCTTTGGTCTTTGGTTAGGGACTTTCAATTTCATTTTCATCGTCTTGCCTACCGTCAAATGCGATAGGTACAAGTATTTAAATGCAGAATGTACATTGTGTCAATATGTACAAGCGCATATTTTGCACATCGCGCTGCTACTCGCCCATGAGTTCGTGTAGCAGCTTGCGTTTATCACGCATCACCTCGTTGTTCACGAGGTCTTTTTTCAGGAGGGTACGGACGTGCCCACCGGAAATCGTCTTCATCACCCGGAAGAAATAGGCGATGACCTGGTGTTTCTGTCCTGACCTGTCTGCTCTGGCAATGGCCTGATAGGCATCTTTGGGCACCGTGGGCACCTCTGCAAACAGGATGTAGTGAGCGGCGCTCTGCAGGTTCAGGCCGGCCCCACCAGACTGCCAGTTGACCACGATCACCCTGCAGCTGTCGTCCTCCAGAAACTTCTTCCGGTTGGCGTCCTTGTCTGCAGATGCGCCGTTGATCACAGCAGGGTTGAACTGCTCGTAGTGCTTGGCCAGCGCCGCCACCGTTGCCTTGTAGTAAGCAAAGATGATGACCTTCTTCTTGCTCAGGTCGATACCTTCGATCACTGTATCCATGCTCTGACGTAGAGCATTTGCAGGTGCCTTCTCAGTGTACATCTCTGGCACGGACACCAACTGCTTGGCCAACTGCCGCATCTTGGAGTCGTTGATCGCATCAATCAGACCCTCCGGCAGGTCGAGCATCCTCTGCTTGATCACCTGGTCGTAGAGCTTCTTGTGAGTCCGCTCAAGGTTCACTTTCACCTCAATGATCTGAGGCTCCGGCACCGTCCTGAACACCTCACTGGAGACCCTGACGGCATTCTGATACAGGTTGGTGTGCAACAGGTCGAGGTTCTTAAATCCAAGGACGTGACGGAATTTGCTGTCGTTGTCGAGGATGACGTGCTGCCGGTCGAATGCTCGTTTTGAGTGATAGGCTTCGGGAGTCTTCAGTCTGATCAAGCCAAACGTGTCTTCCGGCGTATTACCGGAGGGGGTGCCCGTGGCCAGATACAGGATGTACTCACCAGTCGTGTCGGTAACGTACTCCCAGAACCGCTGATGAATCTGACTGCCTGGGTTCTTCAGGGCGTGAGCCTCGTCAGCGATCAGGACGTTGTAGCCGGCCCGCTTGAGCCTGTCCCAGTTTGGGTTTGGAATCTTCACCTTCTTGGGCCTGGGCCGTCCTTCTACCTTTTCCAGCTTGGTGAAAGTACGGCGCTGGTCAGCGTACTTCCTGAACATGTCGTATGACATCAGCAGGATGTCAGGCCAGCCCTCTTCGTCCCACTGGGCAATCAGCTGCTCCCGCTTTTTGACAGGCTCATCGAGCAGGTGGATTTCAAGGTGGTCGTGAATCCCGACGAAGAAATCAGCGAACGTCTCAGCGAACTGGCCACACAGTGTTGGCGGCATCACCACACACACTTTGTTGCCATAGAACGCATAGGTCACTGCAGCGAACTGCATAGGAAAGGTCTTCCCAGTGCCAGGGTCAGAGAAATCAGCGAACCTCTCGTAACGAAACATCTGCTGCATCGTCTGAAACTGCCATGGGAACGGCTGGTAGGGCAGCTCCACCTGCTTGGCCCACTGCGGGGCGTCGGTGATACCGACGCCGCACATCAGGTCATAGAGAGCAGCCTGCTGAGGTTGCGCAACTGCTTCACTCATCGTAGCCCTCCTCATCCTCCTCTCGGAAGTTGTTGATCTGGATGCCCTTTGTGCGCATTCCCAGCAGGTCCATTCGGGTCACAGAAGTACCCTCCCGAGTCGGGTGTGGCCCGTCGCCAAGGTGGTAGTTCTCTCCGCGCAGCAGTGTTCGTAGCTGCCCGGCGTTGGCCACCACTGGTCGATCTCCAATACTGCGAGAGAACTTGGCATACATCGGGAACGCCAGCTGGGTGTCCACCATCAGCTCGTTGCCACGGCGGAAGTAGTGCAGGCCAGGTATCAGGCGCTCTGCTACGCTCGCCGGCTGCGCAGCCATGGTGGACATGGCTTCGATAACGATATCGGACTCTGAACGGGACTTCTCCTTGCTGATGTTATCCTGCTCTTCGCAGAGCCATTCCAACAGGCCGTCAATCAGTTCCTGAATCTCATCGTGCACACCCAGCTCCAGCGTATCAGTGACCGTCTGCAGCCACTCCAGACCGGTCAGGACCACCGTGTAGGAGTAGTGTGCCCGGGTGCCCACTGCGGTTGGTACCCGAGGCGCGTACTTGGCCATAATGGTGTGCACCGGTCGCTGCGTGGTTCTCAGTGCGGTAGCCACCATCTCCTTGCCCAGATCAGCCAGCCTGTGCCGCATCTCAAACGCATACATGAAGTTGCTTTCTCGGCCGGGCACCTCGCGCTGCCGCTGCGACATTCCAACCATCACGGTACGCTGACGCAGTGCAGGTCGCTCTGGCGGTTGCTCAGACAGGTACAGGATGGGGCCGGTCAGCTTGACCTTGCTCACCGCTGCCCCGCGATCAGGACGGGAGGACAGGGTGCCCTTCGACTCTTCCAAGCCAGCCCAGGCGGCTTTCGCCACGCCGACGAACTTGTCATACACCCGGCGCGGCACCAGTGAGGGGTTCACCTCGTCGATGATGCGCACCACAGTGGTGGAGCTGGCCACCATTGCAGTGATCGCATACGGCGTGGTGGTCTCCAAGTCCAGCGGGCTGTCCCGCATTTCGTAGTCACAGCCGTGGAGGTAACCCATCAGGTGTGCTGTTTTGGATTTACCGGAGCCGGCGTTGCCGTAAAGGTTCAGCAGAGGGAACTGGTTCAGTTTGGTGATGATCTGTTGCTTCAAAAAGCAAGCCACTGTCCAGCCAAGGCACTGTGCCACCACATGAGGGTCGTTGATCTTGCAGAGTGCCCGGATTACGTCCGCCATCTCTTGATCCTGGTTCTCCACTCCGCTTGCAGCAAACAGGGTTGGTGGGGCCTGGATGTTGTCTACCACCAGCTTGTGTGTGCCGATCTCTGACGAGCTGGTCAGGGAGAACGATGGCTCCACATACACCATACTCTTGCTTGCCCCTATCCTGTACCAGTGAAACCCACTGGCTTTTACTTCGTGAATTTCGCCTATCATGTCGATGTCTCTGAAAATGCTGTGACGAAGGCGCTGTATCTCAGCGTCGTTTGCGTACACTGCGCAGTTGCCAATACCATTCATGGCTCTGATCAGGCTGGACCTGCTGTTCCACGCATCATCTGGAATCATGTGAGTGTGACTGCAGGAATGTCCCTCTCGGTTGAGCCAGAGCACCTTGGCAGATACCCCGGTGCGGAGCTTGCCACTTTCCTCGGTCTCTGCTGTGTAGAAGGTGGTAGGTTCGATAGTGAAGGTCGTCAGCTGCTTCTCGCCGGCTTTGAACATCGCAAAATAGCCGGTTGGCCTGGCTTCAATGAAGTCCAGCTCGCCCATCTCGACTGATTCGCCGTCCTGTGTTTTACAGATGAGGCAGTCGCCACAGGGCCGGATTACCTTGAACAGGGCTCGGCGGCTGAAGACGAAGTTCTGATCCTTAAACGCTCGAAAGATGGCCCCTTTGATGTGACGCAACCGGTCAGCCTCGCTCCGGTAACTGCCGGAGGTTACGTTCTTGGCCATCGTTCTGGCCAGGGCCATCCAGCCGTCCCGGTCGTCAAGCGTGTATTTAACTTTGACGAACGCAGCCAGCTGCATCGCTGCCTGGTTGAAGTTCGAGCCGTCCTTATCACCCTTGGTGACCAACTTCTGAATACATCCGTCCTCTGCAGAGAACTCAGCCAGCAGTTCCTCGTCTATCTGCTCATGGCCTTGGAACTCCATGATCTGCTGGTGGACGGCTTTCTGCGCTTGGTCGAACAGGTTCGTCAGGCCGAGAGATGGCATCCCGGAATACTTGTACTCAAGCTCGCGGGACTCACTGCACAGCTTTTCGTACTTCTGTGGGTTGAGCTGTTCCAGCTCGGCAAAGGTCAACGGGACCTTGTACTGCCCGTTCTCTCGCTGGACGTTGGGGGTACGCCACATCCGGCCACGACCGCCGCTGTAAACCACCATGTCGAGGTTTTCAACGAAGAGTGACTGTGCCATTTCCCGGTAAATCCAGGGCAGGGCGACAAAGCACTTGGTCTTGCCTTGGCCAAACACCTGCTGGTCGATCAGGATGTGGAAACCCTTTTTGCCTGTGGCCCAAATCTGCAGGTCTTGCGGCTGTACACCTTCTGCCATCAGGTGGGAGCACAGCTCAATAGCGGACTGGATAGAGGCGTTGATGTCCTGCGAGTCGATGTCGAAGTAAAGTGGCCCCCGGTACCGCAGCGATTTCGTGTCGAAGTCCTCGTCGTTCTCCGCATATTCGATCATCTGGCCAACCGCCAATATGGTCGTCATCGGCGCAGCTTCGATCATGTGAGCCCACTTGTTATCGTCGGGGCAGGCCCGCCAAGCGGTCTTCTTCTCTGTGGTGGTTTGTATGTATTTGTACACGGTCAAACCTCCATCTGAGTTGCGGTGAGTTTCTTAACGAATAACCTGCGGTCTACCAACGAGGTCTGAAAATCAACTTGGGGTTTAAGGCCCCGACGCTGCAGGTAGTGGATGGTACCCACCTGCCGGGATCGGCCTGCGTTCACTGTATCTGCGGTAAGAACTTCCACTACTGTGCCTGGATCGACACTTGAATACCGCTCAGCAAAGGCTTCGTAGTCAAACCTGGGCTGAGTGAAGACAGGGTTACTCATAACAATACTCACTATTGCCCCGCACCCTTGGATGCGGGGTGCAGGTTACACAGCGATAAATTTCTTGCGGTTTACATACAGTTCGTTGGCCGGTCGAGTGGCGCCAACGTAGAGGAGCTTCAGCTGCTCCTGAAGAATCTTCTGTTTCTGGATGTCGATCACATCAAGGAACACCGTGCCAAAGGTAGAACCCTGTGACCGGTGAACCGTGATGGCGTAGCAGTGTTTAACCTGGTGGACAGATTCTTTCACCTCCCAGTACATCCCCCAGTCGCCAGTCTTTTTGGCGTAGGCAGCGATCTCTCTCAGGTGTCCGTAGAACTCGTCCTGGTACTGGCGGTGGAGTACGTGGACCACGATGTCCCTGGCAGTGGAGTGAAGTGGCTCTATCACCAGCGTGTGAACCGGAAACAGTACCGAGCTGTTGAACGCGCTCGGCACCACGTCCTGCTCGACGCGCTTTACGAGGCATTCTTCATCTGTCGGGAGCATGATGTTGCCGTCGTCATCTTTGACCACATCAGTGGTTACCACCCGGTCCCCGACGATGAACTGAGCCACCTTTTTGCCGTGCCAGTGTTGCCTGAAGGCGTGGTTCAGTTCGTCCACACGGCGGTTGGTCCATGCCAACATGCGGCACTTGTCGGTGTCTTCCGGGTCAATGCGATCCAGGGCCAGCTTCACAAACGCAGGTCCGAGCGCGGCTTCCACACCTGAACCATCGCTGCCTCTCGACTCCTCGATGGCGGGGAGTCGCTTGCGGTTGTCTATGCAGGTTCGTAGCTGGTTGGCCAGGGTTAGAATGGGACCGGAGTAGCGCTCAACCTTTGTGAGGGTGTAGGAATCGCCCATATCGAACGCTTCGCAACGCTGCTCCATAACCGGTGGCAACTGGTACGGGTCGCCCATGAACAGGATTTTTGTTGGGGTACCCACCACGGCGTCTTCGAGAATGTCCAGCGCCCGGCTCGGGCACATGGAGGCTTCATCGACTACCACAATGTCGTAGTTGCCGATCTTCGCCTTGCCGGCCCGAACAATGGATTTGCGCTCCCCGTTGGGCAGCACGGCCAGGCCCAGGGCAGAGTGCAGGGTGGAGCAGTCGTACATCACGCCGTAGGCAGATGCCATCTTGGCCAGCACACGCACTGCTTTGTTCGTTGGAGCGCAGAGTAGAATCTTGCAGCTTTTCTCGCGGTAGGGCTCTAAAACGTGAAAAACCGAAGTGGACTTGCCGGTACCGCCGCCGCCTTGCAGCGAGAAGTAACGATTACTGCCTCGGGCTGGTAAACCCTCGACAACCTTAGTGCTGAGAAACGTATCAATCTTCTGGGTAGCCTCAAGCTGCCCATCATTGAGTTTGATGGTCATGGTCGTTCCTTTTTGGTCTGGTCTTTTGGTTGTACAAATGTACAAAGGTACATTAAAGCGTCAGCACGTCAGTAAGTCAACGCAATAATGTTTCGGAGGTGTTACGGGAATGTAACGTCGTGGATGCGATCTGAGATGAGTGTCAGTTTAGCGTATGTCTGAAAGTCTGGAGCTATAGAGTGCATTGCGAGTTCGGACGAATCATCAATAGCTATTGAGTCTCCGCCTATATACACCCACTGATCTTCCTCAGTTTTGTCTGACTGAGTAATCTTCAGATTTGCACCACCGTTGAGGTGGTCCACTTCTTTGAGTTGGTATTGGGTACCGTCAATCTTCAGGGTCTGCCCGATCTTGATAGAGATGTGAAGCATACGCGTTCCTTTTGGCTATGGCTTGCTGTTCTGCAAGTCTGAGGTGTTTTCGTTGGTAGTACCAGTTCACAAAGAAGGTTGCCATGCCTAAGACAACCCCGAATGCGAGGGCGTTGTTGTTTAGGAAGTCCAGCATACCCGCTGCAGTGAGTCCACCACTGGCTGTGTAAGAAACCCCAGTGCTAACTTTAGCTGCAAGGGTAGTCGTGTGTTCTGATAGAGTAGGGCCTGCCATTATCGAACCACCTCTACGTGAGGGAGGTCAATAAATGACTGGTCCAAACGGTCGTGATCTCTATCCCAATCGTCTCCGAAGCGTAGCTCTACGCCGTGCACCTTACCGAACGCCATGAGAACCCCCTTCATCGTGGCGTACTCTTGCAGGACGAGTTCCCAGATGCGTTTTTCAGTTTTGCCGGTGGCTTTGGCAAGCGCTTTGATCTGGTCGGGGTGCCCGGAGAGGGCGGATGAAACCCGGATACCTGCCAGGTTTGTGACGTAGGGCCATAGGTCTACAGCGTCTGATGGGTAGGTGTTGTGTTTTCCGTTTGGCCACTTTACCTTGGTAACACCTTTGGCAAAGTACCGGTCTTGCGTCTCTTGGTCACGGTGACCTTCAATCATGGAGAAGTTGTAGACCTGGATGGCAGAATCCACTATCAGCTTCAGCTCATCGCAGAGGGTTTCCCGTACTTCTGAGGATTTGCGACCGAATGAAAACATGGCGGGCTCGTGTGTTGGTTGTTCATAATGTACAAATGTACATTTTGCAACCGAACTTTTCCACCCTACGTTTTTGGGCTATTTGACCAGTTTGAGTACCGGTCGAGGCCGCTTGCTGTCGCTTTCCCTTGTAGCTTGCGCCGTTTTCTTCCTGTGCAGGTTCATAGCATGTCTTGCTGAATTGGCCATTCCAGAGTGAATTATTTCCATCAGCAAGTCTCGCGGTTGCAGGTTGTGCTGTCTGGCGTGACTGATCAGGATTGCCCAATCCATTGGACTGAACGACTCCACGATGTCCCTGGGCAAAACGGATTCGATGTCCAGCAACAGGCGCTCCACTGCTGGCAGCAGGCTTTCAACCGTGTAGGTCTTGCCTTGCTGGGCCGCGCTCATGCTCATGCACTCACATATTTGGGTTGTCAGTCTTCTCATGGGTCCTGCCAAATGGCAAATGGACCACGTTTCCCTTTACAGTGGGCTTGAGGCTCGGTGGTTCGGGTACAAGGTACACGTCATCCTTCAAATCGGAAAACTGTCTCGCACCTATTACCAGCAAGTCGGTAATGAAGGCTTTACCGCTCATATCTTTGACCATTCCGGCCGGCAGCGCGTTGATGATGTGGTTCCATTCAGGCTGGGTAAGCTCCATCTCCAGAAGCACCTTCCACAGATGTGGACCCACCCAGTTTTTCAGTCTGTGGAACGCGGCTATCGCACCACCTCTACCTTGTCCGATCTTTGCTTCCCACTGTGCAAGAAACAAGGTCTCTATTTCTCTTTCAGTGTGTTTTTTGGCCTCAGTCATTGGTCGCTCCTGTGGTCTTTTGATGGTTACTTGATGCCTCTACTGTCGAACAACTTCTCCAGCGCTTCGATTATCAAAGTCTTCATGGTGGTGTCCTCGACAGCGGCCATCACCTTCAGTTTGTTCTTGTAGCTGACTGGTATGTTCACTGGCATTCGTATCTCGGCCTCGGTTGAACTCTGTCCTGCGTGCGCTTTCGCGGTGGAGAGCGCCTCTTTCAAGGCGGTGTTGTTTTCTGACATGTGGCCTCCAAATACCTATCTTATCCCGTAGATAGGCTATTAAGTAAAGTGGAATCTATTACATCGCCGGGTTCTTTTGGACAAATGTATAAACGCACTTCTTTTAATAAGTATTGTATCTCTCGCCAGAAATTCTGACTGAGACAGCATGGACACCGTAGCGTTGGTAAGGTCTATCTGGTCCGCCCTGACGTGAGGGCATTTGTTGCGCATTGAACCGGCTATAAACCGGCCGGTTACTTCAACCAAATAGGGCAATGGCTCATCCGTTTCGCCTTGCATAATCAGGTTTCCGTGTACCTCTGCCCAGACTCTACCGTACCCGTCAACGCGGGTTTCCACGCTTCCGGGGCCGTCGAGATACTGGGTTAAATTGGTACACGAAATCAAGGAAACACCTACTAGCTATTGCCTATTTGTACATTTAGCTACTGTGTACAAATAGTGTAGATGTTTCATTAGTCAGTCGTCAATTAATTGGTATAACCAAAGCGATAGTTTATTGACAGTGTTATGGGATATTGGTGCGTATTTTTCACTCAGGTACGTGGCTATTTTTCGAGTGGATTTACCCTTTGCCCAATGCAAATCTGCGAGTTCCGCAAGCGCCTGTTGGTACCAGTCAGACTCCTGCAGGTACTTCACACCCTGCAGCTCTATGACTGTGTGACCCCAGGGTACGTAACCGCCCATGAACCGGCCTTCCTCTGAATGGGCGACCTTTACATCTCGGATACGCTCGGCAATCCGACTGCGCTCAAAGTCAGCCACTGCAGCGAGAATGGTGTAGATCAGCTTACCTACCCCGTCACCCGTCACTTCGCCACCCATGTCCATTATATAGAGGCGAATGCCTTGCTCTTTGAACCGGTTGATCGAGTACAAAGCATCTTCAGAATTGCGGAACAGTCGGTCAAACTTGGCAATCAGCAGATGGTCACCTTCCTTCAACAGGTTGATAAGTTGTCCACCGGCCGGCCGTTCAGCCAGTCGTACAGAACCTGACACACCTTCATCAGCGAAGTGCTGGTCAACTTCCATCTGCATGGTGGTGGCGTAGGCCCGCAAAGTATTCTCTTGCACCTTGAGGGACATGCCCTGGGTCCCGGTAGAAACTCGGGCATAGGAGTAGACGGCCATGACTACTGCCCCTGGCCGGTCAGGATTGACGCCGGCAATTTGGACACGCTCAACATCCGAACTGCAGCGACTTCGGCGTGGGCTTCTGCGCGGAACCGTTCGCGGTCCGCAAAGCTCACTTGGTTGAATCCTTCCCGCAGGTTGCGTACCACCTTCACAACTGATGTTGGGGGCAAGCTGCAGATGCGGGCCAACTGGAAGTGGAGGTAGGGGTGTCGCTCGGCATACTTGGGGGCGAACTTCTTGATCCACTCGATGTACTTGGCCGCTTTGAACTCAGTGAGCATTTTCTGCTGAGCTTCGCGTTTGGCGTCGTGTTTCTTACCGGGCGGGATGAAGTCGAGAGGGAGGCTCAGTGCTTCCAGTTCAACCATCTGCACCATGTCCTCAATGTCGCTAATGATTTGCCTTTCGTTTTCAACTCGGCAGTTTGGTATGTTCATCACTTATGTACCCCGTTGTAACGGTGTAACGGCGGCTTGGGTGTACATCTCTGTAACCTCGCAAATACGCCGTTACACTCATGGTCAGTTTGTACCAATGGTCTTTTGGTCAGTAGGTGCTAAATGTTCACGCCGCCTTTGGCTCTTTGAGCTTGTTCAGCGTCTCATTCACGGCGTTAGCAGTTTCTACCGGCATTGGCAAGTGCTTTTTAGGCTCTGGCACATCAACCCAGTCAGCGAGGGCAGGGCTCAGCTCTTTGAGCTGGTCGAGCGTCTTGGCCGAGTTGAGCAGTTCGTCCACCTGATCTGAGAACTTTTTAATCTCTGCAAGGGCATCTTCAAGGTCTGCGAAAACCTCCCGTAGGAGATTCTGCTGCTCCTTGGTTTCGCATTCCAACTCTGTCAGGTGTGGAGGAGCCGGGCGGCGCTCAGGGAGCTTACACTTCATGCTGATGAATGTTGGTAGTTCTCTGTCCGATTTCGTAATGGCGTTATCGTTACGGTAACCGCCATATGTGTTTTTCCAGCGAATCCGCAGGGTGGTTGGGTGCCGATGATCTTTGTGCCAGAACATAGAAGGGCTGAACTCATCAGCGGTGACGTAGAATCTGGGGTCAATCCCAGTCTCCAACACCTTCCGAGATGCCTCGCCACAGTGGTGCTCCCAAAGCATTTCAGCCAGGTTGGCCAGTTTCTTCTCGATGGGGGCTACGAGTTCTTTGGTCAGTTTGATAACAGCGCGGTCGTGAACGTCTTTGCGGTCTGATTGCTTGAGTCGCATGGTCTTTCCTTTATGGTTTGGTCTTTTGGCCAAAGGTGGGTGCCTGGGCCGAAGCCCAGGACTTTTGGAGGTCGCACATGTCAGGGTGCTCATGTACAAATGTACATTTGCACCTTAGCTATTGTCAACCTTCTTCAACAACTGACAATGCTTCTCCAACTGCTGGCCATCCTGACTCAACAGTTCTACGCCAGTGATCAAGATGCGCTCTCCTTCCCCGTACTAGAAGTACGGGGAAGGAGAGCGCGAACCGCGCAAGCGGTTCTTGTTGACAGGCTAAATATACACAGTTACTATTCGGACATGACTACCGTACACCGTGCCTACAAATACCGCTTCTATCCGACGACCGGGCAAGCCGAACAGCTTGCCCGGTCGTTCGGGTGTTCGAGGTACGTGTACAACCACTTCTTGCGGCTGCGTACCGATGCCTGGTACGAACGGCAGGAGCGAATAGGGTATACCGACACCGCCAAGCTGCTTACTGCGCTCAAGAAGGAACCGGGGACTGCCTGGCTTCAAGAGGTGTCGAACGTCTGCCTGCAACAGTCTCTGCGCAATCTCGACACCGCCTTCAAGAACTTCTTTCAGGGTCGAGCCAAGTATCCGACCTTCAAGAAGAAGACGGCGCGTCAGTCTGTTCGCTATACCACCAGCGGGTTCTCCTGGCGAGATGGCCAGATCAAACTGGCCAAGCAGAAAGAGCCGTTGGATATCCGCTGGAGCCGTCGCTTTACCGGCACGCCTTCCAGCGTAACGGTCAGCAAGGACAGCGCGGATCGCTACCACATCTCAATTCTTGTCGAGGAAGATGTGGCAGCGTTGCCGTTCAGCAAGAAGGAAGTAGGAATCGACCTGGGGCTGACCCACGCGGTCATCACCAGCGGCGGCCAGAAGGTCAACAACCACCAGTATTTCAAGCAGTCCGAGAAGAAACTGGCTCGCGCGCAGCGCAGCCTGTCACGCAAGAAGAAAGGGTCAGCCAACCGGGCCAAGGCGAAACTCAAGGTCGCGCGTATCCACGCAAAGATAGCCGACCAGCGCCAGGACTTCGCGCACAAGCTGACCACGCAGCTCCTTCACGAAAACCAAGTCGTAGCTGCGGAAAGCCTTCAAGTGAAGAACATGCTCAAGAACCGCTCGCTGGCGAAAGCCATCAGCAACGTGGGGTGGCATCAGATCACCACCATGCTGGGTTACAAGGCCGAGTGGTACGGACGAGACTTTGTTCAGATCGACAAGTGGTACCCTTCAAGCAAGCGTTGTCACGCCTGCGGCCATATATCCGATGCCATGCCGCTAACAGTCCGCGTCTGGGACTGCCCTACCTGCCATGCGCATCACGACCGCGACATCAACGCTGCCAAGAACATTCTCAAGGCGGGCAAGGCCATTCTGGCCGGTGCCGACAAGCTGCGAGAGCACGAGCAGAAAACTACCGTGGGGCGCGCGGGAGGTTAAGCCTGTGGAGTCTGTGTCAGCCTCTGCGGGCAATCCCAAGGAGCAGCGGACTATGAAGCAGGAAACTGGAAGGCAACAACCAGGAATCCCCTTCCTTCAGGGATGGGGAGGACGTCAAACTGATCTCCTGTTCTGGCGGTTCTTTAAAATCGGCATCCAACCTTTCAGGGTCGAGAGGATGCCAATGCTGCAACTGGTGTTGTTGTCGGCGCCGGTCGTGCTCGTCCAGCGCCCGGAGGTCACTTGCCTCCAGTTCGATGTCGATGTTCATCCATACCTCCGGTCTTTACCAACGGGGATAGGGCAGGGAGCCACATCAGCAGTGTTGCGGTGCCCACGATTGCGCTCGCTGTGAACGCGGCTTTTACAAATGGGTGCATCGTTTCTCCCGTTTAACAGGTTCTTGTATACGTGCCAGGTAGGTGTCGATCACAAACTCCCACGGCAGTTCTGGGTTGCTGGCCTTCGACACCTTCAGAGACTCAAGCATGCCGATCTGCACCTGCTTTATCTGTTCAGTTGTCATACGTCATACCTCCAGATGGAACGTGTTTCTGAGTACGCCTGCCAGCTCGGTCTTGCGAACCTGAAGGCTTGTTACCGCTCCTTGCAGTGCGATCTCACTCGTACTGCGGCGTTTCCCCAAAGGGATGGAGTCGCCTACCCTGTGGCCGGTGTACAGCGCCAAGTTGCAAGAGTTTGAGCGCACTTTGGCTTCCAGCTCGCGCAGTTCATCGCTCAGCTCCGTGTACTCCTCCCACAACTCTTTCGTTTGCAGAAAGCGGTCCAGGTTCGGGGTCTCACTCATAATCGGCTCTCCAATCTGCCGGCACGTCATAGCCAGATTCGCTACCGTCCAGGGTGTCGAGGATGCAAGCGCCCGGTACACAGGGGCTGGCCCGGCGACCTTTGTCAGTCGTGACGGGTGACTCGAAAATCCAGAAGTTGAGGGCGCCGCCCAGCCAACTGGACTGATAGGAAACACCTTCGTAGGTGCCGGTGACGATGGGTTCCTCTATGTCTGGCACGTCGTTCCCACACCAGCCTATCTCATCCGGCTGCATCTCTTCGTTCAGGTACTCCTCGGCATCAGAAGCATCTGTGTGCAAGTCACCGCTTGGCTCAAAGCCTCTCTCTGAAGCCATATTTACCACTGCTTCCATGTAGGTGTGGTCCACCGCCTGCGGGCCGTAAAGCAGTGTCTCTACCACGCCGCCATCCAGCTGGTTGGCAGAGATGTAGCCGTAGGCAATCCCTGTTTTCGGGTTGCGGTTGAGCATTTCAAGTTGTGCGTTCATGGTCGTTTTCCTTTTGGTTAAGGAGTTGCCCCGGCCAGGCGCCGGGGCGGGTTGGTTAGAGATTGTTCACAAAAACACGTCGCTATCGAAGGCCCACTCTTCGATCTCCTCCGTGAGGATGACGTAGTATTTCAACTTCTCCGGGGCCACTTCATGCTGGGCTTGGCCAGTGGCGTTGCCACTATCATCCAGGCTGTACAGGGAGAAGGTGTTATCCGTCTCCCGCCAGATTTCTACAAGTTCACCGCCGCAGCTGAGCTGGGCCTGGCCGACATACTCGTTCATGCCGCCTCCTTCCACTCTTGTTCTTCGTAGCCGGCCACTACGATCCGGTAGTTCTCCCAGTCTTCAGGCCAGTGATCCACCATGCCCATCTCTTTCCAGTCGGAGCCGTAGTCGTCGCTGAAGAATCCCCAACAACTGTCGATGCACTCCCCATCTTCCGGGCTGTAGCCTTCGACATGTTCGTAGATGGTGAAGCCATACACTTGGCCGGTCAGGTACTGGTCGTAGGTCTCGACCTCGCCCTCAAGGTACTTCCGCGCTGACTCAACTACCTTCTTGGTCAGGCGGGTTTTGCCCCACTCCTTGACCGCTGTGGCTCCAGTGCAGAAAATCCAGCCGACCTGACCGGAGTCCCAAGGGCAGGAGAACCTGCCGGTGGACATGCTGATTCCAGAGTGGTCATAGAGGTAAAGAGGCAGGTAGATCAGGCGATTGTCCGGGCTGACGAGGTGTTCGTACCGGTCGTAGACTTCCAAAGCAGTGGCGTAATCAGCCGGACCGTCCCCGATCCAGAAGGGGTTATCAGCCATACCCCAACCACTACAGTGAGGGCACTCAGACTCCTCTCGCATTCCTGCGCTATCCGGCTCAGAACAGCCGCGAGGGCATGGCACCTCGGCGTCGTCAGCAGAGTAGTTCTGGGCCTTCAGCGCGGGGCGGCGCTTCCACATGATGTCGTTGAGCGCGTTTTCGAGGGCCTGGCGGAACTCATAGGGGCCGTCGGTATTGTCGATGTAGACCCCTCTGCTATCGGTCTGCTCAACGTCGCCCAAGTTGTAGCGACTGTGCCAGCAGGCCATGATACCTACGTTGCCATAGTCGACACGCGGGTTAATCGGGCCCATGTCCTGCTCGATGACGATGGTGCGCTGAAGTTTTACGGTCTTGGTAGTCATGGTCGTTTTTCCTTTTGGTGGTCTTTTGGTCAGTCCTTGGTGGCAATCCAAGGCAAATCCAGAGTTATGCCGGCTTCTCTCAGCCGGCACTCGTTGCGGTGTTTTTCAGCGAAGATTCTGACGATGGTCTCCTGATCCTCGCTGTGTGAATACAATGGGTACCTTGCGGCATCCTGTGCGATCCAGTGGTCTGCCGTGACACTGCGATGCTGCCGTGCCGACATTGCCAAGGTAGCCTGCAGTTCGATGGCATCGCACCGATCTATCCGATCTATCGGGTCAGCGAGGAGCGAGTCGGCAGCGCCGATGAAGAAGAGGATCGCGGCGAACGCCACAGCCTCGATAACCTGTCTCAAGTGTGGCTGCTCCAGTTGGGGGCGTCTTCGGTGCCGTGGTTGATCAGGGCACCTACCAATGGGTGACCACCTTTGTGGTTGCTCAGGTTGAGGTAGTACCACTCGGGGTCGTGGATCAGTTTGTCCACGCCTTCAGTGCAGATACTGTCCCACCGAAAGCTGATTTCCTTGGCGATGCCGTTCTCACTGACATCAGCGCGGCTGATCATCAGGTTCACATCCTGATGGCCCATCATCAGGAAGTTGGTGGCGTAGTCGAGGAAGGTGCGGTGGCCGTCCTTGCTGTGCTCGTTGAAACCCTCGGCATTTGCCATGTGTTGCAGGGTTTTACTGAACACGAATTTTGAGTAGTCGTCTGCGAAAGTAATCATAGTCTTGGTCCTTTTGGTCATTGTTCCACTATTGCACATTTGTACATTTGTGCCTATAGTGAAAGCTCTTCGTTGTGATTCTTGCTTTAAACATTTCTCCATTCGGATGGGCTGGCCAGCCCATCCGGCTTTTTCAGTCGCTCTTCTTCAACTCCGCAAACCCTACTTTGTTGCCGTTGTCGTCTCGCAAGATGCACTCATCACAGAACTCCTCGCGCTGCATCTTCCTGCCCAGCTGGACCAGGATGCGCCCGATCTCGTAGTGCTCGTTGTCGTCAAACGCAGCGTTGCCGGTCTCAATTTGTACTTTGAAATATGCCATGGTCATTGGTCCTTTTTGGTTAGGTGCCCCCGGCACTTTGCCGGGGAGCGTTGGTTAATCAGAAGTTGTAGGGATCGCACAGGGCTTCGTTGAGCCGCTTGTACACATACTCGGCATCCTGCTTGGTACGGAAGTCGGCAATGGCAGCGTACTCACCGTCTACCTTGTAGGCGTAGATGGTGAACAGGAACTCGTGAATTGCGCCCTCGTTATGAAGGGCGTTCAGGTCCACATCGTCGGCCCGCTCAATGTAGGTCTCGTTACCGTCGATGACCTCCACACACGCAGCCATGTCGAACCGGTTGTACTCGTCCTTGTAGCCAAGGTCGCGGTTCCAGTTGAGACCTTCACCCGGAATTTTGGCTTCCCTGCGAGCCCGTTTCAGGTGCTCGTCGATGTCCTGCTCACTGAACAAAGTGTTCGGCACCTCACCATCGGCGTAGGCGGAGAACACCTGCTCCCTGGTAATCCATGTGGACTTGTCCCGAGCATCCACCAAGCGGCAGGCGCAGATGTGCTTGCCCTGATGATTGACGCAGGCGTGTTGGGTGGTGTAGCTACCTGTCCAGTATTCCGACATCAGGAAACGCTCGAATCCCTCATGGTTTGTCCACTTCTGAGGCGGCAGAACCTCCAGTGCGTCCATGAACTCCCGGTAGGTCTCCATGTGCAGCTCGGCATTGCCCAGCAGGTGTTCCCGCTCCATCTTGTACCACTGCTCGATAGTTACGGCCTGCAGGGTGTCCGAGGTGTCACGCAGCGGCGCATTGAACTGCTTCTGCCATGCCTCTGGCGTCCAAGTCTTGCACGTCTCCAGGTAGTCTTCGTGCAGTTTGGCTTTCAGACTGGACAACAGCTGCGGAAGCTGGGATTCAGTCGTTTCCCGGATGGTGTAGACCCGAAGCATTGCGCCGGGCTTGGCAAACTTGTCCTCGTAGATGATGGCCCACTCCTGCACCTTCTCAACCTGAGTGATGCAGTATTGTACGCTGTAATCCATCTCTTTGGTGTTGGGGCCGGCATAGGCGCTGTTGTGGATCACCCGCACTGTGCGGGCCTCCTCGTCAATGTCGAGGACCAAGGCCAAGCCGTCCGGGGTCAGAACGTGATCTTCCAAGGCGATGTTGTTCGGGTTGAAATCGTTCATGGTCGTTTCCTTTTGGTTGTTTTTCTGCCAAAAGCAGGTGGTTAAAGTGTTGCACTGATGTACATTTGTACATTATGATTGGCTTTCACGTGTGGTAACCGTGTACTCGGTTAGGTGGTCTGGTCTGCCATCTACCACCCTGACCGCTCAGGCGGTCAGGGCTCC